GGCTGATTTAGGCGTTACTACTAAAACCGTTAAAGATAGTCAAAAGATTAATAACTATATTAACGATTATGCAAAAGGCATTATTTGGGACTACCAAGATTTGCTAAAAGTTTTGCAAGAAAAAAAGGAGGCATAACTTATGCAATTGTTTAATCCAAAGTGCAAAAAACCGCATTGGTTTGTTTTGGAAGGCAAATTAATGCTAGAAACCGCCGAAGAAAAGCATCAAGATTTAGCAAAACAGGTAATAACGGTATTAGAAACACAAATACGGCAAAAAATCTATGATGAAATAACTGCGTGGCAACCACTTAAAAATAGAGCGCAAATAATGAAAGTATCAGGCAGTATTGATAATGCGTTACTAGGCGTACAAGCAATTTGCGCTGATATTGCGTTAGGAAATAAAAATGGCTCTAATTGACCACTTTGAATTACTAACAAAAATAATTCGCCATATTGAACTGTTGCGAGAAAAACAAGCAACTGTCAATGCTCATATATCGTTACAAAATATCTATAATGAAGGATATGCAGACGGAATAAATGACGCACTAAACGAAGTAAGAAGGGAACTATGATAAACAATAACTGTAACAGATTAGATTGCAGATGCACGCATACAGATGGGTGTGAACGCGGTTTTATCTTTGCAAGATACTTAGATAGACAACAAAAAATGTTCAACGGTGAAGTAAGAATTGTTGAAAAATGGTACGATGGAGTGCGGTTTTGCCCGATATGCGACCCTGAAAGAGCGCATATACAAGCCACATCTATATCTAGCGAGGAGTTAGGGCAAAGACTAAGAAACCGCTCCCAATTCAAACACGCAGAAAACTACGAAACCCAAGAGGCGAGCAAAACTCGCACTCTCTAAGGAGTAGCAAAAATGCCACTTAAAATAAAAACAAAAATAATCGCAGTAATAGCACTATCTCTAGCCATTGTGTTTTTAACTCAGGCGCACGCAGAAGCACCCATTCCAGATAAAGAAACTGCCATAATCTTTGATGAAAACGATTTCAAGGCTTATGCCGCGCTTAAAATGGAAGAATATAGTTGGGATAAAGAGGAACTAAGTTGCCTTAAACGATTGTGGGGCAAAGAAAGTGCTTGGAACCATTTAGCGGATAACCCTAATAGCACCGCATTTGGAATTGCTCAAATGCTAGGGGAAAAATCTGATGACCCATTTATACAAATTCGTAACGGATTGCGGTATATTGAGCACCGCTATGACAAACCTTGTAACGCGTGGAGATACTGGCAACGACATAACTGGTACTAGCACGCACTTTTTCGTTAAAGGTCGCCCTATTCCGCAGGGTTCTCTTAAATTTATTAACGGACACGCAATACATGTACGCGCACAAGACTTAGCATTGTGGCGTGCTGATATTGCAAACACCGCAAAAAGTGTAATACTTGAAAAAGCGCAAGAAGGCGTTGAAGTTAATCTAACTTTTGTGTTAGCCAAACCTAAAACAGTTACACGCAAAGAACCACACATAAGACCAGACATTGATAAGTTGGTTCGTGCAGTTTTAGACGGATTAACAGATGTTGCCTATAAAGATGATGAACAAGTTGTTAAATTAAGTGCCAGCAAAGAATATGGCGAAACGCAAGGTGTTTGGATAAGAATTACAGATAGGACAAAGTTAAGCAACACTTTGTTCAACACCAAAGTTACCATTGAAGATGGCTTCAACGGATATTCCGACTAAACCATCGGATATTTCAAGAAAGGCATCTAATGACGGATTGGCAATCTTTACGCGAGTTGATTTTGGCACGATGCAAAGGGTACTGCGAATTTTGTGGGTTAGCACTATCTGAAAACTTTGCTTTACATCATAGAAAATTGCGCTCGCGTGGTGGTAAAGACACCATTGATAATTTAGTTGCGTTGCATCACGAGTGCCATAACTTAGGAACTAATTCTGTTCATATGAATATAAAAAAGGCAACGGAAACTGGTCACATAGTACCGACACGCCAAAACCCATTTGACTATCCATTACATTTGCCTAACGGTTCTAGTGTTACACTAACGATTGATGGCAACTATAATGTTATAGAAAGGATAGAAGGCTATGGCTGGTGAAGCAATAATTTCAGTTACAGGTAATCTCGGTGGAGATGCTGAACTTAGACAAACTCCGCAAGGCATATTTGTAACTTCATTTTCAATTGCTAATACTCCGCGAGTTAAGAAAAATAATGAGTGGACAGATGGTGAAACAATTTGGTTTAGATGTTATGTATGGGGCAAAGATGCCGCAAGTGCCGCTAATGAATTACATAAAGGTACAAAAGTATTTGTTTCTGGTCGTTTTAGTATAGAAACATTTGTAAGTAGAGAACAAGAAGAAAGAAAGATTTATCAAATTAATGTGGATAGTTACGGCATTGTTCCGCGTAATGTTCCAGAACCTCAAATTGTTAAAAATGACAAACCAATTGAGGACCCGATTGATGACCCTTGGGCTTAGAAAGGCACACAATGGAAAATAATGATGACCTTGTAGATAGCATTTATGTATCTGAGTTACTTGGCATTACATCTAACAATTTACGACAATTAGTATTTAGAAAGGTACTTGTACCTACTGGTAAAGAAAAAAGACGCTCGTTGTTCAAACTAGAAGATGTCCAGCGACTGAAGGCTGTCCGCACTCCCTATGTCCCTTCGGAGTAGCGCACATAGAGAGAGGGTGCGGTTCCGTCCCTTCGGCACCCTCTCTCACTATTATTTAGAAAGGCAGTAAATGGAACTTAAAACAGAAGTTATCAATATTGATGATTTACAACTAGACCCAAATAATGCACGAAAGCATAGTCAAAAGAATTTAGACGCTATTGCTAAATCGTTACAAACATTTGGACAACGCAAACCAGTAGTAATAACTAATGAAAATGTTGTTGTTGCTGGTAACGGAACTTTAGAAGCCGCCAAACAAATTGGTTGGAAAGGTTTAGCAGTTGTCCGAGTACCTGATGACTGGGACTCAGACACAATTAAGGCATACGCGCTCGCTGATAATCGTTCTGCTGAACTGGCATCGTGGGATACAGATATATTGCTTACCCAATTACGAGAATTAAAACTTGAAGATTGGAATGTTGGCGATTTTGGCTTTAAAGATTTTGATTTAAAAACCAGAGAAGAAATTGATACTGGTATGAAAGAGATTGCCGAGCGTTACGAAGTTGTAATTGAGTGCGAAGATGAAAATGAACAAACTGCGCTACTACTGCGCTTATCGCAAGAAGGTTTGCGTGTAAGAGCAATAGTTATTTAATAGAGTTAGGCAAAATGCCTGACACCACTTAGGCGAACAATAAGTAACCTAAGTAGAGTGCTGGACAAAGCCCTCATAGGTGAAAGTCTATGAGAGTTATGTTCGGGGATAAGGGAAGGCGTAATGAAAGAAATACTATGGCAATTACAAATGTATGTACTGGACTTAGAAATGCACAAATTCATATTGGAATGGTTAATTAAATTGGGGTTATTATGAGCACAATTAGATTACAAACTGAAATAAATCGCACGCCTAGAGTAATGCAATTAGAGGGTATCTTTGACTTACAAGCCGCCAAAGTATCTATTACTGAAATTCCTAACAATATTCCAGACTTAGACACACGCGATTGGAATATAGGTTTAATTGTTGGACCTTCTGGCGCTGGTAAGACAACTATTGCCAGAGAAATGTTTAACAAAGAATTATTATCTACGGAAAAAATGTCGTGGGGTACTAGTAACGCCGTTATTGATGATTTCCCAAAGCCGTTATCAATTAAAGATATTACTGAATTACTATCTTCTGTTGGGTTTAGTAGTCCACCTGCATGGTTACGCCCATATGAAAATCTTTCCAATGGTGAGAAGTTCCGTGTATCTATGGCACGCGTATTGGCAGAAAGTACAGATATAGCAGTTGTAGATGAATTTACTTCCGTTATTGACCGTACAGTTGCACAAATAGGTTCAGCCGCTATTGCTAAGACCGTGCGAGCGCGTAATCAAAAGTTTGTTGCAGTATCTTGCCATTACGATATTGAAGAATGGCTTCAACCCGATTGGATTTATCAGCCACATATCGGTCAATTTGTTTGGGGGTCGGTTCAACCCCGCCCACAAATCAATTGTGAAATCATTTGGGCGAAGTATGATGCGTGGGAACTCTTCCGCCGCCATCACTATCTAAGCGATGGTTTGAATAAGTCTGCACAGATATATGTGGGACTTGTAAATGACCAACCAGCAGTAATGACTGCAATATTGCCTCTTATTAACGCTAATGTTCGTAACGCACGCCGAATAAGTAGAACTGTTGTTCTGCCAGACTATCAAGGCATAGGTATCGGCGGAAGATTTGTGAACGCCGTTTGCGCTGGACTAAAGGGTCAGGGGTTAGATACTTATACGACCACATCTCACCCAGCACGCGTTAGGGCGTTGAATAAGAGTAAGGAGTGGGAGATGATAAGAGAACCGTCCAGAGTGGCGCAAAGAGGTAAAACATCTTCTATAACTGGCAGATTAGGACTATCGCGTAGCCGAATAACTACTGGGTTTAAATATGCTGGAGAACCGAACTTTGAAATCGCCAAGATACTTTGTCCAAGACCAGTGAATTAATGCTATATTTGTAGTGGATAATGGGGGTGTAAATAATGCCGATGTACCAGTTTCATTGTCCTAAGTGTGAAAAAGATATAGAAACATTTTTTGGGTTTAATGAAAAGCACGAAATAGATTGCGAAGATTGTAAAACACCTATGGAGAAAGTGTTCTTTGCAGTAGGTGTAATACTAAGAGGCACAGGTTGGGGTGGACAATGAAAGTTACGGCAACGCTTATAGGCATATTTTTAGGTACTGTAATTGTTTGGTGTATTACTGCCTATCCTGTAATGTTATTAATGGGATTGTTTTATCCAATGTCTTATACGCAAGCAGTTGCGGCAGTAATAATGCTTTCAATTCTTGCGAGTCTATTTAAAGTTACAAAATAATGCCAAAGAAAAGCAAAGTTAATCCAGAAACTTTGGAGAAAGAAGCAAAGGTTCTTGAACTAAGGCGTGGTGGGCTTACTTTTGACATGATTGCACAAAGATTAGGTTACGCGAGCGCTAGTGGCGCACACAAGGCTTATATGACCGCTTGTACACGCATTGTTTATGATGATGTAGTTGAAACGCGTAATATTGAAATGGATAGATTAAATATTGCGCAGGCGGCAATATGGGGCGATGTTATTAACGGCACTACACCGCAAGATAGATTTCGCGGTGTAATGGCACTAATGAAGATAATGGAACGGCGTGCCAGACTACTCGGTCTGGATATGCCTACTAAGGCACAGATAGAGGTAAACCTGTATGACCGCGACACAATTGATGCAGAAGTCCAGCGACTTGTCACTCTCCTTGCTGGCGAGCCGACAAGTGCGTTGGAAGCACCAGTTAGCGAGACCAGAACAGATACCAACTGACGATAAAACTTGGACAACTTGGTTATATCTAGCAGGTCGTGGTGCAGGTAAGACACGCACGGCGGCAGAATGGTTAGCGTTTCAGGCATCTAGCAATCCCAAAACACGCTGGGCTATCGCCGCGCCAACATATTCAGATGTCCGTGATACTTGTGCAGAAGGACAATCAGGTATTGTTCAGATATTGCGCGAGTACGGCACATTAAAAGATTACAACCGTTCTATTGGAGAATTGTTTTTAACTAACGGCTCGCGCATCAAACTTTTTAGCGGTGAAGAACCAGACCGTTTCCGTGGACCACAATTTCACGGCGGTTGGTTTGATGAGTTGGCGGCATTTAAGTACCCAGATGCGTGGGACCAGTATCAATTTGGTCTGCGATTAGGTGAATTCCCACAAACTATTGTTACAACTACGCCACGCCCAACAAAATTAATCAAAGACTTAATTGCAAGAGAAGGTGTGCGAGTAGTACGCGGTTCTACATTTGATAATGCTAAGAACCTTGCGCCGTCTGCACTTGTGGAATTAAAGGCACGATATGAAAACACCAGACTTGGACGACAAGAGTTATATGGTGAAATTCTGGACAATGTTGAAGGTGCATTATGGACTAGAGAGATGATTGAAACGGCAAGAGTTACAGAAGCACCGCCTTTGGTAAGAGTTGTAGTTGCCATTGACCCTGCCGTTACATCTAGTAGCACTAGCGATGAAACAGGTATTGTGTGCGCTGGTATATCAAGTGCAGGTGAATATTACATACTTGATGATAAGTCTTTGCGTGCTAGTCCAGACCAATGGGCAAGGCAAGCGGTAAATCTATATCACGAACATAAAGCCGACAAGATTGTTGCTGAAACAAATAACGGTGGCGATATGGTCATTATGTTATTAAAACAGGTAGATGTTGGTATTGCGACAAAGAAAGTAACTGCCACTAGAGGCAAACAATTAAGAGCAGAACCTATATCTAGTTTGTACGAACAAGGCAAAGTGCATCACATTGGTTACTTTCCAGAATTAGAAAGCCAAATGTGCGAATGGACGCCTTTATCTAATGAAAGCCCAGATAGATTAGATGCGTTAGTGTGGGCATTAACAGAATTAAATAGCGGTGGTAGTAGTATGATTGCGTTAGCAAATATGGCATTATTGTGTCCTGTTTGCGGTATGCCATCACCTAAAACGGCAACTATTTGCGATAAATGTGGCACCAATTTGAGAGGTTAAAGTAATGGGTTTAATTGACCGATTTGCCGAAAGAGTGGCAAAAGAGATTACTAAAGCACCTAATCTACCAGTAGGCGCAGTATCTATGACGGAACAACAAATGCGGCAGACAACTCCGCAAACAACAACATATGGAACAACAGTTGCACTTGAACGCAATCCAAATTATCCAAACGTGCCTTTCGGTCCGGGCAATCCAATTATTCCTGGTGCTATTAATCCACCAAGAGCAGATGGCAGACCAGACCCACGCAGATATGAATTTCAAGTTGCACAAAATATTAATATTACAGAAACACGCTTAACACCTTTTAAAACATTAAGAGCAGCGGCAGACCAAATTGATATCTTGCGTAGATGTATTGAAGTAACTAAAGCAAAGATACTTGGTTTGAATTGGGATATTGTTTTAGCAGAAGATAGTGCTGAAAAGATTATTAGCGAAATGGGTGCAACTTCTCATGTACGCGCTATGAGTATGGCACGCGATAAGTACACAGAAGATATTAGCCGTATGCGTCAATTCTGGGAACAACCAGATAAGGCAAATGGTTTGCTTATGTACGATTGGCTTAATATTGCACTAGAAGAAATTTTAGTGCTAGATGCGTGGGCTATATGGCCGCAAGCAACAGTAGGCGGAGAATTACACGGCTTACAAATTCTTGATGGTTCTACAATTAAGCCATTAATTGATGACCGTGGAATGCGACCAATGCCACCTTATCCTTCTTATCAACAAATCTTGTATGGTTTCCCACGCTCTGAGTTTGCGGCACCAACAGAAGAAGAACCTGCTGATGGTGAATTTACAAGTGATGAATTATCTTATTTAGTGCGCAATCGCCGTACAACTTCCGTTTATGGTTATTCACCAACTGAACGCGCATTACCACTTGCCGATATTTATTTGCGCAGACAACAATGGATACGCGCCGAATATACAGATGGCGTTACACCAGAGTTAATGATTAAAACAGATGCAAACTTTGGTAATAACCCTGACCTATTGCGTGCCTATGAAAACATTTTTAATAGCGATTTAGCAGGACAAACAGAACAGCGCAAGCGTGTTCGTCTATTGCCTATCGGTATGGAACCAGTGCAGTTTGATGGTTATGGCGAAAAGTTCAAAGATACTCTTGACGATTACTTAGTCAATAGCATTTGCGGACACTTTGGTGTACAACCTTCTGAAATTGGCTTTAGTCCTAAAGGCGGCTTAGGCGGAGCAGGTTTCCAATTAGGTCAAGCAGAAAGTAGCGAAGTTATTGGCGCAATCCCATTAGCAACTTGGGTAGCCAAAATGATTAGCAATCTTTCTTACATTTATTTGGGTATGCCACGCGAACTTGAATTTAAGTTTATGGAAAGTGGTCGTCAAGATTTAGAAAGCGTTGCACGCACACGCGATATTGATATCAAATCTGGCAATCTAACTATTAACGAAAGCCGTTCAAGAGCAGGTATGCCGTTAATTGAAGCACCAGAAGCAGATATGCCTATTATTGTTGCAGGTACTGGCGCTTACTTTATTACTAACGATGGTATTAAACCGTTTGATGACACAAGCACTTACATAACAGATGACGGAGAACAAGCCAACGAAATTGACGCACCTTCTGAAAATGTACAAAATGCTATTAAAACTGTACAAACTGAAGAAGATACCGATACTGAAAAAACAATTGCAGAGTTACGACAATTCTTGCGCTTCTTAAAGAAATCTCCAGAGCGTAACTTCCGTTTCAAAAATGTACCAGTTGTATATGCAGAAGTGTTAAATAAATTCGTAGTTGAAAAAGATTACGATAGCGCACGCTGGTATGCCGAACGCTATTTAGCGTAGGTACAAAATGAATCGCCAATGGAAGAAACGCAATGGCGCAAAGATTAGATTAGCGGCAAGACGAGCCAAACTAATTCGCGAAGCCATTAAACAAAGTATTAATGTTCAAAGCGTTATTGTTGATTGGAACTCTCAAAACTTCCAAACAATGACACCAGAACAGGCACGCGATTGGGCAAGAACACATATACGCCCAGATAGCGAAGCATTAATGAGTGCATTTAGAACGCTTTATGCTGAGAGTTATGTACTTGGTGAAGATATTGGTATGAGCGCAATAATGCGTGCCAAAGTAAACAAAGCACCTACTTTGCAACAAATGCGTAACGCTACTGGTATTAACTGGGATAAATGGAAGCCCGGAAACCGTGCCGCCGCACAATTAGTTAAACCGCCTAAAGGATTAAGCACTTTATTAGATAGAAGAAGCATAACTATTCAAGGTTTAAATCAAACCAGTATTGACCGAATTGGCACGGCTTTGGCACGCATACTTGAACGCGGTGATACGCCTAGAGATGCAGATATAAGCGACATTATTGATGACCCGATTAGAGCATTAACTATTACTCAAACTGAGATGAGCCGTGCAGTTACAACGGCATCACGCCAATTGTATGAAGATAGTGGTGTTGAACTGGTAGAATGGTTAGTAGCAGACCCTTGTGATTTATGCCAAGAGAACGCAGATGTATCGCCTATCCGTATTGACGATACATTTCCAAGCGGAGATACGGAACCACCTGCGCACCCTAACTGTGTTTGCGATATTGCTCCGTATGTTGTAGATACGCAAAACATTGGTGAAGATGCGTTAGCATATATTCTTGATAATGAATAACAAGGAGAAATAAATGGCATTTAAGCATTACAACACACAGACTTTAACAACGACATCAATTATTCATCAAGTTGATAAAAACGCCAGACCACAAACTCCACTTACTATTTACAATGGACATAGCGGAACAATTTTTGTCGGCGATAGCGCTATTACAACATCAGGTGCAACTATTGGGCGCACAATTGCCGCTTCTGCTTCACAAACATTTTATGTAAGTGCTGGAGATATTATTTATGGAATTTCAGCTGCCGCATCTGCAACAGGTGCAATAGTTATTACTTATTCTGCATAAAATGGCTGACGGATTTGCACCACCGCAAAGTGTACGCGATAACGCTAAACGCGGTCTTGAACTGCGTAGAGAGTTTAAGCGTGGCGGCACAGAAATAGGTGTTGCTCGTGCAAGAGATTTATCAAATGGTAAATCATTACCTTTAGAAACCATTAATCGTATGGTAAGTTATTTCGCTAGGCACGAAGTTGATAAAAAAGGAGAAAACTGGGGTAATGCATCTGACCCATCAAGAGGTTATATTGCTTGGCTCTTGTGGGGTGGCGATGCAGGAAAAACTTGGGCTGACTCAATAGCCGAACGAGAAAAGAAAAAGGATAAATCAATGACCACAGATTTTACACACTCATATGCCGCAATTATTAAACAAGAAAAGCAAGAAGATGGCACGCTACTTGTTTATGGTAAAGCAACTGATGACTCAATAGATATTGACCAACAGATTTGCGATGCTGGTTGGTTAGATACCGCTATGCCACAATGGTTTAAAACAGGTGGCAATATCAGAGAACAACATAGCAATATTGCCGCAGGAGTTGCTAAAGAATTAGATAGCAAATCAGATGGACATTATATTTCTGCTCTTGTTGTGGACCCAGTTAGTGTTAAGAAAGTTGAAACTGGCGTATTAAAAGGTTTTAGCATTGGTATTCGTGCACCTCGTATTGTGCGCGACCAGAAAGCCGCAAATGGTAGAATTATTGATGGACAAATTGTAGAGATTTCTTTAGTTGATAGACCAGCCAATCCAAATGCAAAATTAACATTGGCAAAGTCCGTAGATGGAGAAACAGATTTAGTTCAAGTTGAGGAACTAATAGAAGCAACAACCGTTAAAGGAGAACATATGGAACAAGAAACCGACAAAGCGGTTGAGATGCCTTCTAAAGAAGAAGCATTAAAAGCGCTTGAAGATATGCGTGCAAAACTTGCTGAGTACGAAAAAATGTGCAAAGAAGCAGGTTACATGGAAGAAGAAGAAAAAGCAGAAGATTTGAAACCAGTAGGCGAAAGTGCTGAGGAAGAAACCGAAGAAGGTTCAGACCCAGAAGCCGCCGAAGAAGAAGTTGAAGAAGCCGAAGGTAAAAAGCCTTTGGATAAAACTTCACACAAATGCCTAGAGTGCGGTTGCGGTGATGTAGCAAACTCACACGGAGATGATTCCGTAAGTACTGCAACTATTGTTTCACCAACAGAAACACCTAAGAGCATTGACACAATTGTTCCACCAACACATATTGAAGAAATTGGAACAGTTATTGAAGATGAAGATGACGAGGATTCCACAGAAGATGTGGATTTATCTGCTATTGATGAGAAAGCAGTTAATGCTATTATCACCAAAGCCGTAAAGAGTGCTACACAATCTGTAACAACAGAGATTAATTCCTATAAAGAGGAGATTAATAAGTTGCAATCAGAATTGGCAACGGCTAAGACAAAAGCAGTATCAGGCGGACCAAAGCGTGCGGCTATTAAAGTAGATGTTCAACAAATGTCTGAACTTCTTGCTAAAGCAGCCGAGTATCGCGCAAAGTCAGCAGTAACCGCAGACAAAGATTTGGCACGCGGTTACCGTGAATTGGCATCAGATTTTGAAGCCAAAGCCGCAGTATTAAAGCCAAGCAACTAATCAAACAAACTCTTTACGAAAGGAAACAAATGGCTCTCACAGCCCCAAAGGCTGCTGATTTGTTCGGCGATGTAACATCTGCAAAAGATGCCGCAGTACGCATGGACGAGTTTTCAGCAGAACTTTCAAAGTCTGTCGGCAATGCCGTAACAGACCCATCAGCAATTATGGCTATTAAGAGTGGCGCATCTACATTTGCACAAGCATCTGGAAATGCAGTAGCAACTCTTGAAGCACTTGCTTCAAACAAATCACTAAGCCCAGAAGCAGTTGGTTCACTTAACAACGCACTTGCTTCACAACGCTTAGCAATGCAGGATATTCAGAAAGACATTACACTCACAAGCCCACTTAGCACATCATTTGCGGCTTTTGACCTTGAAGCACCTTCTAAGTTGCTTACACCACGCCCAACACCTCTTCGCAATAAAATTGCTCGTAAGAAGGGCGTCGGTACTTCACACCGTGTAAAGCGCATTACTGGTTACACAGGTACAGGTACAGGTGGACAAGGACAGATTTGGCCTGGTATCACAGAAAGCACTACAACTGCGTTTGGTTCAATCAACTACGAGCGCGGTCCAAAGATTTCTTACACTGCTGATGACCTAGTGTTGCCTTACAACTCTTACTCACTATCTGACTCAGTATCATTTGATGCTAACTTCTCAGGTATGGGTTATCAGGACCTTCGCCAACTTTCTTCAACATCTACACTTTACGCAACAATGTTGATGGAAGAACGCATGATGCTTATGGCACGCGGAACTGCATCAGGATACTCTGGCGCACTTTCAGCACCTACATTTACAAAGGCTTCACCAGTTGCCGCAGGTTCACAAACTGCTCTTGCCGCTAACACTTATTACATAAATGTAACTGCAGACGCAGGTATTTCAAGTTCAGGTTTCGGTGAGTCAATTCTCGGAACAGAAACTTCTGAAGTTGTTGCCGCTGGCGATGTACTTACAGTTACAGTAGCAACCGCAGTTGCAGGCGCACTTGGTTACAACATTTATGTTGGAACTGCAACAGGCGCAGCAAACTTAAAGTATCAAGGAACTCTAAAGGGTACTGGTACTTTCACAATTCAAGGTGCAGCCGCTACAAATGTAACTGGCAATAACGCCGCATTTACAACAACAGGAGCAGCCGCATCACGCGCTTCTGCTGATACTTCTGCTTATGCAACAGGTTATGACGGAATTCTTCCAACAGTACTTGGTGCTAATAGCGGAAAGAACAACTCAATTAACTCAACATTCTCAACATCAAATCCTGGTGTTGAATACCAGAATGTTTTCTCTTCACTTTACGATTCAGTAAAGTCTGACCCAGATGAGATTTTCTTGAACGGTGCAGACCGCAAGCAACTCTCTGATGCAATTAAGAACGGTTCAACTGCAAACTACCGTCTAAATCTCTCACAAAATGAAGTTGGAGATTATGTTGGTGGCGCAGTTATCGGTGGACTACACAACGAAATTACAGGCAAGTTGGTACCACTTACTGTTCACCCTTGGTTACCACAAGGCGTAAGCCCTGTGCTTTCCTACACACTTCCAATTCCAGACACAGAGGTTTCTGATGTATGGGCAAACTTTATGGTTCAAGATTACATGGGCATTCAATGGCCAGTAACCCAGTTCGCATATGAGTTCTCAACATACTTCCGTGGAACATTCTTCTGCACCGCTCCTGCTTGGAACGGCGCAGTTTCAGGAATTGTAAACGCGTAGTAATTAATAGAAAGGGGGTGCGGTGTAAAAGCCGCACTCCCTATCTTTAGGGGGGAAACAAATGGCAAAATTAATAGCATCAGACAAAGGGTTACGCGGAGTTGATGTAGGCACAAAAAATGGTCAGAAAATAAAATTAAATCCAAACAAACAAGGCGTATTTGAAGTTAATAATCCTAAACTTGCTAATCAATTAAAAAAAGAAGGCTTTTTTGAAGCGTCATTAATGGGACCAACAACAAATAATGAAAATATTGGCTATAATTGTACGCAGTGCGGTTTCGGAAGTTGGTTCCGTAAGTGTTCTCGGTGTGGACACGAAACTTTGGCGCAAAGAGATGGTGAAGCATAATGGCAGTCGGAATTACAAATGATACTTTTCACGAAACTCCTTACATTACAATTGCAGAATATAAAAATGCACCCACATCTATTGACTTTGACAATCTTGTCGTAGGCGGTAATGCTTCTGCTCAAAATGCTGAATTAGATAATGTAATACGCCGTGCATCTTCATTTATGGACGAGTATTTAAATGCAAATCTTAATGCAACTCAATATGTAGAAACACAACGCACACGAATTACACCAGAAGGCTTCTTGGCAATACACCCACATAATTCACCTATTATTTCTTTATCCAGTTTAGAATATGGCGCAACTCCTAATAGTTTAAATACGCTTTCAGATTGCAGTCAAACTTGGTTTGAAGAACAACAAATGATTATTCCGTTATCAAATATGGCAGTTAGTTATTCTTCACAAGGACCTTTGGCATTTGGCGGATACGGAGCATCTGGACAACAGATTTACGCTAAGTACACTTATATTGCTGGTTATGTAAATAACGCTATTGCAAGTGCAACTGCCGCCGCCACAAGTCTTACTGTTCAAGATGCAACTGGAATTGTTGCAGGGCAAAAACTTCGTATTTATGATGGCGCAAGTAGCGAAAATGTCACAGTTAATAGCACTTACACATATGGTTCTACAACCGTGCCATTGACCTCTGCATTGGCTTATACGCACACTTCTGGGGTAATTATTAGCAATTTACCTAATGCAGTTAAACAAGCCTGTATTTTGATTACAACTGCTTTCTTGCGAGTACGCGGTGATAGTTCAATGACAATGAGCGTTACAACTTTTCCACAAGCAAATATAGATGGCGTAAATCGTTACGGCAATGAGATTCAACTTGCTCTTAATTCTATTGACGCTTATCGCAGGATTCGCTAATGGCAGGTCGCACAGGGGTACGAGCCACACTTTATACATTTTTAAGCACACCGCCTATAACAAATGTAAATCAGGTACTTACATCTTTTCCTAAGCGTATTAACTTTCAAGAAAATAGTACCGCAGGTCAATTAAGCCGTGCGGCAATAGTTATTTTTATTCAATCAGAAACAGAAACACGCTTGGCAATAGGCGGAGCCACTAATGGTTGGAAGCGTGTAGATTATGGCGTTGTAATACAAATTTATCACCACTCTTTGCAACGAGATAGTAGAGATGCAATGGTAGATTTTGATACAATGGTTGATGCTATTAAGACAAGGTTACGCTCTAATCACAACTTTGGTGATTCAACTGGCACTTTAGTGTGGCAGGGAGCAGAACCTATAATCAATGCGTCTTATGGCGAACCAGCAACAACTAATGAAGGTGCAACGGAAACATACGCTGAACTTCAGTTTGATGTTACCGAGATGATACAAGCATAGGAGAACAAATGAAATACAAATACATAGGAACAGATGAGCGCGTGTTCCCTTCGCTTGGAGTTGTTGTCAATTCTGGCGATGAATTTGATGCGCCTGATGATTTTTCTGCACCAGATTGCGTTCCGTCTAGTGGAGTAAAAGCATTTCCAAAACCAACAACACCATCAACCGAGACAAAAAAGCAGGAGAGTGAATAATGGCCGTACAAGCCTCCGTCCGTTCCTATGTGGGTATAGCCAAAGAAGCCACTAGAGGAACCGCAGTAGCACCAACAGATTTTATACCTGTTGCAAAAGATAGTTTGGCACCAGTAGATGTAATTGACCCGTTATACGACACAGGACTTCGCGGTTCTAATGTTGTTAATTACAATTACATTCCTGGTCGCAAGCGTTCAACATTTGACTTTGGTGGCGCAGTATTTGCAGACACTATTGGTTATTCATTAGCAGGAATTATGGGTGCAGTTGCAACAACTGGCGCATCAGCACCATATACACACACAATTTCGCTAAAAAATAGCCTTACTTCAAATGTTGATGTTCAACCAATTTCTTACACATTAACCGATTTTTATGCGGCAAATGTTCGCCGTTTTCCGGGCTGCCAATTCAGCGATTTCTCATTAAAGTTTAACGCTGATGGTATGTTGGAATACGATGCAAAGACAACAGGTTGGTCATCAAGCACAACAACAGACCCAACACCAACATTTAGCACAGTACTACCTACACCAGTTTGGCAAGGAACAGTTTCTATTGGCGGTTCATCAGTATCTACCGCAATGGAAGGTTCTATTGAAATGAAGCGTGCCGCAACATCTATTTACGGCATCTCACAAACACAAGACCCATATCAAGTATTTCTTGGTGGTCTTGAAGTAACTGGCACAATTAAGTTTGTAATGGAAACAGATACAGAATTAACACGCTACATTACAAATACACAACCAGCAATTATCCTTAACTGGGCATATGGCACTGGTTCAGCCGCTATACAAATTCAAGCAACTCTTACTAAGGGTGCTTATACTGCGGCAGCAATTAGCCGTGGTGATGATTTTGTATCAGTAACTATCAACTTAAACGCACAATCAAATTCAACAGATGCTGGTGCATCTGGTGGTTATGCACCTATTAAGTGGGTACTACAAAACGCAAAGGCTTCTGGAACTTACGCATAAGTTTCAGAACAGAAGTGCTAGGGGGTTGGTTGAAGCAGTCGCCTTCCCTGCTCCCACCCCCTAGCACCTTTTTACAAAACTCGGAAGGCATTAACTCCTATTGGAAGGAAACAAAATGGCAAGTAAGACAGTAACACTACCGATTAGCAAGGCTAAAGTTGTTTTAAAAGATGCATCAACACTTAAAGTAAAAGACCGCAAGAAAGTATTTTTAAATGCCGCAAAAGCAGATGAAGGTATTATGCAAGCGTTATCTCTTACTGATGGTCTTTTGGCAATTATTATTGAAAGTTGGGATTTAGATTTGCCTATTCCATCAATTCGCATTAACTCTCTTGATGAAATGGAAATGGCAGATTACGATTTCTTAACAGAAGAAACAAAAGATGTTCAAAAGATGTTATTCCCTGCACTTAATCAAACAGATGCCACAGAAAAGGACGCTGAAAGCCCTTTCGGCAACTCCAACGATTAAAATGGGTACTTGAAGGTGGAGAAAGGCACGAAGCCTTTACCTATCCAGATGAGCAGTTTGTTTATTATGTGTGCGCCAAAGAATTTGGCTGGACACCGCTAGAAACTGATGAACAACCTGCTTATTTGGTAGATTGGATAATTGGTATTGCTGGAATAGTGAAAGAAGTTGAAAATGATAGTAACAAACCTTAATAGTGTAAGAAAAGGACTTACTAAAGCAACTTCTAACCTAGACCAAAGCGTTATGCATTTGCGCGATGAAATGATGGCGGCATTAATTCAATTATCTAAGGAAGAAATTAAAGGTCGCAGACCAGAAGGTCAAAGAGCAACTGCTGGTGAACCACCAATGAATCGCACAGGTAATCTGCGCCGTTCTATCAGAGGAGAAAAATTCAAATCTGGTTTTGCCAAATATGAGGCAATTGTTGGACCTACAATTGTGTATGGAAGAGCAGTAGAATTAGGCGGTACATTTGCACCTAAGTCTTGGATTGGAACTTCTGCTATGAAAGGTTTCCCATATATGCAACCTGCATTTAAGAAGTTTCAAGTCAAAGTACCTGCTATGGTTTCAAAGCATCTTAAAGTTGGTGGTAGATAATGGCATCATTTTTACCGCCAGCAATATTTGAAATTAAAGCAGTTGCCGACCAAGCAATCGCCGAATTTAAAAAGGTAAATGGCGAACTTGAAAAGATGGAAGATAAAGCCACTAAGGCTGGCGCAAGCGTATCTAAAATTGATAGCGCTAGTCGTATTGCTACTGCTGGTTTATTAGCGGCTGGTGCCGCATTTGCTGGTTTTGCGGCTATTGGAATAAAAGAAGCAATGGACGCAGAAGTTCAATTAAATAAATTAGGACAAACACTTACAAACTTTGGCGTTAATACCGAAAAGAACCGCACACAAATCAAAGAACTTACCGATAGTTATGTTGATTTAGGTTTTGGCGGAGATGTGGCTATGGGAGCGTTTAATACGTTACTTACCACAACAGGTGATTTAAGTAAATCACAAGATTTGTTAGGACTTTCAGCTGATTTAGCAAGAGCAAAGCAAATTGATTTAGGTAGCGCAGCATCTATTTTATCTAAAGCAAGTATAGGTAACGCAAAAGCATTTAAAGAAATGGGTATTGAATTAGATGCTAATTTACCTAAACAACAAGCAATAGATAAGGCTATGGCTCAATTAACCGCCAGAATTGGTGGACAAGCACAAGCGGCAACTAAAACTTTTGCGGTTCAATTACAAATCTTGAAAGAAAAAGTGTTAGATATTGCCGAAAGTTTAGGCGCAACTCTTATACCTATTATTCAAAAGTTTATAAGTTTTGTTGGCGACTCAATTAATTTTATTAAAAAACATAGTGAAGCATTTAAATTAATTGCAACTGTTATTGTTGGTGTAACACTTGCTCTTGTTGCTTACAATGTAACTGTAAAAGTAGTTACTGCCGCAACTAAAGCGTGGACAGTTATTACTGGCATTGCTTCTGCCGCTACAAAAATACTTAAAGGCGAACAAATGGCTCTCAATGCCACTATGAAAGCAAACCCAATCGGTTTGGTAATTGCAGGTTTAACGCTTTTGGGAGTCGCAGTTATTTATCTTTGGAACAAATTTGAGTGGTTTCGCAAAGGCGTTGTAAAAGTTTTTCAAGTTGTAGTAAATGGCGTTGGTTATTTAATTGGTTATATTGGCACACTTCTTAATATTGTTTCTAAAGTGCCTAAAATTGGAGATAAATTTAAGGGCGCGGCAGAAGCGGTTAATAGTGCCGCTAATAAAGTACGCGAATTTAGCGATGGTTTAAATAAACTAGCCGATAAAAAAGTAAAAGTAGGCGTTGAACTAGCATCTCCACAAATTAGCGATTTTGGCGTAGGTACAAGCAAAGGTACTGGTACAGGCGGTGGAACAAAACTAGACCCTAAAGTAAAAGCCGCTAATGAAAAATATATGGGTACTATAAAAGATTTACAGGACAAAATTCGCAGTGCAACAGAAAAGGCAAACGAAAAACTTATTGAGTTACAAATAGATTACGCAGATAAAGTTGCTAATTTACAAAGCGATGCATCAGACAAAATTACTCGCTTAATGCGTGATGCCGATGAAAAACGGCTAAAGGCTAAAGTTGATATGGACAAAAAGATTACTGATGCGCAAAAGCGTTTTAATGACACTATGGCTGACCTAAATAAAAAGTTAGCCAAAGACCAAGCAAAACTTGAAGAAGATAACGCTAAAGCAATTCAAAATATTAAAAAAGAAAATGCAGATAAGTTACAAAGCATTGTTCAACAATCTATTGACCGTCTAAGAGATGCCTTTAAAAACGGTACGGCATTTAGTGTAGGAGATTTATTCAAAGGGCTTGTAGAAAGTGGCAAAACTAGCGCAGATGACTTAATTAAGGCACTTAGAACCAAACTTGATGGCGCTCGCTTACTTGCAGAAAACGCTGGCAGATTAGCCTCTTTAGGTTATTCACAAACATTTATTGAACAAGTTGTAGCACAAGGACCCGATTTAGGTAACGCTTTAGCAACATCTTTGCTTAAATCTGGTACTGCAACCACAGATGAACTACAAACTATTTATAAAGAATTGGAAACGCTTAACGAAAGCGGATTAAATATTCTTGCATCAAAATTTAATGAAGGTAATGTTTTAGCAACATCTGAACTTAATACTGCATACGCGAGCGCAAAAGCAGAATTAGGCGTATTTTTAGCAGAACAACAATTACAATATCAAAATTCACAAGCAGAGTTAATGATTGCATTTACAGATGCTATGGCTGAGGCTGAAAAAACCAGAGATGATGCTATTGCCAACGCCAGAGCAGATTACGCCGAAACAATTGCAGAGATTAATAAACAACTTGCGCAAGATATTGCTGATGTTCAAACTGAATTGGCTAAATCTATGGAAGATGCTCTTAAAGAGTACAACAAATCTGTTGCTGATGTTCAAAAAGAACTTTCTAAAGCACTTGCAGAAATACAAAAAGTATTTCAAGAAAAATTGGCAAATATTACTAATGCGGTTAATGCAACTAAATCTGCAATCGCTTCACTCGTAACACAACTTCAACTTGCAATTGCTCTTTCTGCTAGTTTGGCATCTAATCAGGCTAAAAGTCTTACAACTACTACAACCAGTAGTGGTGGTGGTACTACTGGTGGCGGAACTACTAAACAAATTAATAACAACACTAATGTTCAAATTTCAACTACAAACTTAACAAGCCCACAAGAAGTTGCCAATGCTACTATTAGTGCTATCAAATATGGACAATCTGTACTTGTAGCACCTGTTGGAGCAGTCTGATGCCATTAACAAACGGATATTCTTTTTCATTTAACGGACAAGTATTTGGTGGCGCAGGTTCGCCATATCAAATTCTTACTGTTGATGGTTTAGAAAGTATTCCAACAATCCGCAATCAAGACGACAATCGTGGTTATAACGATGGTATGTTTACAGGGCGCGATTTTCTTGGCGGCAGAACAATTAGCATTATATTTAACACTTTTGCTTCATCAACTGCTTCTGCGCAAGAAAATCTCAACACAATTCAAGGCAAATTATTACCACAATCTTCTGGCACAACGCCTCTTTACTTTTTAATTCCAGATGGAACTGGTAATGAACAATTTGTTAATGCTCGTGTGCGTATCTTTAGAACCACAGTTGATGTTAATTACACCTATGGTTACATAACCAGTCAAGTAGATTTCTTTTGTGCCGACCCACGCTATTACAACAGTACTTTAAACACCCTTTCCTTGACCGTAGGCGGCGGTTTGGGACGTGTTTACAACCGCACTTATAACTTGGTTTACCTAAATGGTGCGCCTTCTTATACAACTGTTACAAATACAGGCAGAACAGATACATATCCCACAATTACATTTAACGGTCCTATTACAAACCCTATCTTTGGAAATGTTACACAAAGCAAATACATTTTCTTGAACGGCACTTTTGTTGATACAGATACTTGCGTAATAAATTTACAAAATCAGTTAATTACTTTAAATGGCAACCCTGCCAGAAATCTTATGCTTGGTGGTTCACAATGGTGGTCTGCTTCGCCTGGTGCTAACTCAATATTTTACTTTGGAACTGGTATTGTTAGCGGTACTACGGCGGCATCAATTTCTTGGTATAACGCGTTTATTTAGGAGAACAAAATGGCATTAAGAACACCACCGAGTTGGTTACAAAATGGAAGCCACCCTGCCGAAAATGACCGTCTTTCAATGTTGGCGTTGTGGTCACAAACTGGCGTACGCCGTACAGGTGATTTAGCAGTTTCACAATCTGGAACACCTGCTATGTCCGTATCTATTGCGGCTGGTTGGGCGGCAATTGTTGGTACAACAACAAGCAATATGGGTGTTTATACCGTTTACAATGACGCGGCTACAACTGCAACAGTAACTACCGCAGATGCCACAAACCCAAGAATTGATAGAGTTTGTATAACTGTAAATGACTCTGCTTACACAGGCGCAGTAAACAATGTAGTTTTTACTGTTATTGCTGGAACAGCCGCCGCATCACCAACCGCACCCGCTACACCCGCTAACTCAATTTCTCTAGCAACTATCGCAGTTGCCGCTGGCGCAACAACTATTCTTAACGCAAACATTACAGATACACGCACAAGAACAGATATAGACGAGATTGTGTTTTCTTCAAGCACAACGGCTACTGTTCCTGTTAGAATTCAACTCAATGCTGGTCAAACTGGCAACGCGTTACAAATTCTAAATTCATCTGGCACAGTGCTTAATGGATTTGATAGTAGTGGTAATCTTCTCACTGGAGGCATAGACGCCGCAAGCCTTGAATACGAGTTCATTATGGGAGCATACTAAATGGCAACTAATACACCAGCAGTCTTTTTTAGAGGCACGCCTTCTTATGGCGCAACAAATGTAAACCGCACAGTTACTACGGCAGCACTTACATCTAACCTTGTTACTTTAACTTTTGGTTCTAACCACGGACTTACTCAGGTAGGCACACTCATAAATGTTCAAGGTGTTGGCGCGTCTTATGACGGATTATTTCCAGTAAACTCTTTTGCTGGATTAAACACTTGCACCTATGTTGTAACCGCTTCAAACATTGCGTCAGCCTCAGTAACGCCTAACGGCTCAGGTATATTTAATTCAGGAGTAACAGTAGGCGGAACAATCTCAAATGTGGCGGTAGTAAATTACACAGCGATTGTGACTACTGGCTCAGCACATGGTCTTGCTATTGGAGATATTGTTCGCGTAAATGTTGGTCAAGCCGCAGCAGACGGAACTTACGCCGTAACTGCCGTGCCTTCAACCACATTATTTACTTATGTATCACCAACCGCGACACTTGCTTCAACTGCTATTTCACAAGGCGCGTTTGGCAAATTTCCTGATGTTTATACTTTAGCAGCCTCAACCAATGGCATTGTTACTAACGCTATATTTTCTAACCCAACTCCAAATGCGGCTACGGTAAATTTAACAATAGATGGCGTTTCGGTAGCAGAGCAATTATCTATTGCGGCAAACTCATCTACCTTTTTAGATATTAAACAATACTTCGCAACTACTAAAAAGATTTCGGTTGGAACTTCTATTCCTCAGATTGACGCGCAAGTTTCAGGCATTACGATTGTTTAAGGAAGGTTAAATAATGGGCATTAGCACTTTACCTGTCATTAAAACAACGGGAAAAGTTTGGACTGCTTACAGCACTCCTTCTTACGCTTCTTTAAGTGGTGCTAGAACTACTGAAACTAATACGTCAGCCTCTACTCAAGTTTATTATGTTGGCGGACTTTATATTTTCGGTACAACTAATGGAGTCATTGGTTATTCAACTGACACTAAAAACTGGAATTATCAAGTGATTTTGCCTACTGCTCAAAGAATAAATGGTATTGCTTACAACGGCACAACTTGGGTGGTTGTGGGTGGCAATAACTATTGTTATTCAGGAACGCCAGGTGGCACTTGGACTGCGAGAACAAGCCAAATATCAGGAGTATTGTCAATTAATGACGTTAAATGGGTTGCTGGTTCAATTAACTTATTTGTTTTAATTGGAGATCAATCTGCCGCTTCTAACTCAATTTCTACTTCATCTGACGGAATTACTTGGACTGGAAGATACTCTAGCGGAGATAACGTATACAGTCTAGCGGTAAATACGGCTCAAAGCGTAATTGTGGTTGGCACCGACAAATCAACAGCAAGTCAACAAGCAGTTTATTCAACTAACGGAACTTCTTGGACATTTTGTCCAGTTACCACTTCCGCAGTTACGGCTAATTATATTTACTATATGCCTCATGTTGATAAGTTTGCTGCAACTAATGTTACTTATAGACGCTCTTCCGCTTCGGTAGGAACTGCTTGGAATACGGCAACTGCTGAAAAGCAAAACTTGTTTAACGTTATTGTTGCTAATAACTCTACTTCAACATATTTACAACACGCTTTGCCAATTTGGGATAGCGCAAATAGAAAATATTATGTCGCAGATAGCAGTTCTAGTAGAGGTCAATTTTTTGCTTCACTGTACACATTTAACGCAACTGATTTACAAACTAGATTTGATACAGGAGTAGAAAATTATTACGGTTGGAGCCTTGATAAAACAGAGGTTTTGCCAATTAACCAAGCCAATGCTTTCCCCAACACTGGTCCTGCCGTCACCAGTATTCCTTACATGGGATACGGAAACGGAATTTGGGTTGCGGTAACTACTGGTAACACTTGGAACGCTAACAATAATACAACATTTACCGTATTTTCAACTGCTACATCATAAGGAGATAAAATGCTCACATTCAAAGTAGATAAAGACGCACTTGTCACTTATATTCAAGACGGAGAATCATTTACCGATATTTGGCCTTGGGGAAATAAAGCCGAAGCAGAGGCTTTTGCTAAAGCCGTATGCGATAAATACAATAGCAAAGTAGAAAACCCTGACGGCATTAAATATCCTAAAGCAATACCAACAGCAGAGGAAAAATTACAACAAACAGGTTTTGTTCTACCTAAGTAAATAATGAACACGCTCAACCTTTATTTGCCTACAATTCCAGTTTGCCAATTTTGCGAATCTGAGGCTAAATACGAAGCGGTTAGTACAGAACCCGACACAATTCACCAATGGGTTTATGTCTGCCAAAAAGATTTAGGCGCAAAGACAATAAGTGACATAGGTGAAGGGGCTGGTAGATTAGTCCTATTGGCTGAATAGGAGGCATAATGGCAACAACATACCGTTACTTATTAGCCGACCTTGTAACAAATCAAATCATTGCAGAATTACCTTTAACTGGCGTTTCATTTACCCAACAACTTAATCAGGCTGGAACATTACAAGGGCATTTGCTTTTATCTGGTGTTAATGCAAATGGTTTAAATGTTGATGCATCAACAATTCCTGGTCGTAATGTTATTTATGTAGATAGAGATAATGTTATTGTTTGGGGCGGTGTTATTTGGGGGCGTGAATACAACTCAACATCACAAACTCTTACAATTACCGCACGCGAATTTATATCTTATTTTGAACGCAGAAGAATAAATACAACAACGGCTTATACTGCAACAGACCAATTAACAATTGCGCGCAATCTTATAGATAATGCACAAACGCAAACATATGGAAATATAGGACTTATTTATAACACAAAAGGACAAACAACTTCTGGAATACTTATTGACCGTGTTTATTATAGTTATGAATTAAAATCTGTATTTCAGGCTATTCAAGATTTATCAAGGCAAACTACTGGTTTTGATTTTAGTGTTGATGTTTATTATGAAAGTGGTTCAATAATAAAAGCATTTAACACATATTATCCAAAAACAGGTACAAGTTATTCTACTGATAATCCTTATGCAGTTGTATTTAATATGCCCGGAAATATTGTTGAATATGTATATCCAGAAGATGGTTCAATAGCCGCTAATAAGATTTATACATTGGGCGCAGGTTCTAATGAAGGCAAATTAATATCTATTGCAACAGATTCAACTAAACTTACAAATGGTTGGGCGTTATTAGAAGACCAAGCAAACTATTCAGATATAACTGATATTGATGTACTTAATGATTTAGCAACAGGTCGCGTTAATGCGTTAAGTTATCCGCCAACAACTATTAAAGTAATTGTTCCAGCGTATGAAGCACCTGTATTTGGCACATATAAAGTTGGTGATAGCGCAAGATTGATAATTACAGATAGTCGTTTTCCAAACACATTAGATGCGGTTTATCGTATTGTAGGATTATCGGTACAACCTGGTGAAGATGGTCCTGAAAGAGTTACAGTCACACTTACAACTGGCACGGAGTAAAAATGGCATTTATTAACCAACCACCTGATTTGCGTGCAATTTTTGATGATTTAAATGACCGTTTGCGCAAACTTGAAACTGCTGTGCGATTTACTTTTCCTAATGTAACTACTGACCCTACAAATCCTCGTAAAGGTGATGCTTGGTTAAATACAACAACAAACCAAGCAAAGATTGTGGATAGTTCTGGTACTGTTAGAGTTATTACTTGGACATAAAGGATTATTATGAGTACAAACGAATGGGCTGGCTTAGCCGTTAGCGTTACCACATTAGTTGGTGCAACTGCTATGAGCGTACGCCATTTAGTTAAGCATTATCTATCCGAATTGCGCCCTAATTCTGGGTCAAGTTTAAAAGACCAAGTGCAAAGATTAGAGGACAAAGTGGACACTCTTTACCAGATATTAATACAAAAATGACTTCACCACTTGCTATTGCTAAATCACAAATTGGTTATCAGGAAACTGGTAATAATGACACTATGTACGGCAAATGGTACGGATTAAATAATGAACCGTGGTGCGCAATGTTTATTTCTTGGTGTTTTGCGCAAGTAGGACAAAGTGAATTAATTGCAGCACAAAGTAAAAAAGGGTTTGCTTCTTGTGACGCTGGACTAAAATGGTTTACAAAGAAAAATAAAATTGTTCCAGTAGGTCAGGCAAAGGCTGGCGATATTGTATTTTTTCAATTTGATGATGATGCGCAACCAGACCATGTTGGTATTGTTACAAGTAACGATGGTAAAGGTACGCTTAGAACAATTGAAGGTAACACTTCCGAAGGTAAAGGTTCACAATCTAATGGTGATGGCGTGTATGCTAAGAAGCGTGCCTATTCATTAGTAATGGGTATAGCAAGACCATAAGGAGATATATGAAAATCAAACTTGATAATAACAAAAAGCAAATGCTTAAAAGTTATCTTCGCGCAGTTGCGGCATCAGCCGTTGTATTGGTTCTAGCATTAGTTACAGATATTCGTCCAGAATTAGCCGTATTACTCGGAGCAGTTTTGGCGCCTTTGGCTAAATGGTTTGACCCTACGGAAACAGATTTTGGCATTATTGCTCAAAAGTCTATGGAAGATATTAAAAAGGTGGCTAAAAGGTCACCTCGCAAGAAAAAAACTGAATAGCGTTTTGCCTAGGCGATAACATTGGGGAAGATTATCGTCTAGGCAAAGGCATATATGGATATTGTTAGAAGGTTCAAATCTAAAGTCTTAATTGTTAATGAGTGCTGGATATGGAAAGCCTCTAAATTAAAAAATGGTTATGGTTTATTTACTGATGAAAATGGTAAAACCGTAACTGCTCACAGATGGTCTTATCATAAGTTTGTGGAAGATATACCAAGCGGTTTGGTAATAGACCATATATGCCGCAACCCTAGTTGTGTTAATCCAAACCACTTACAAGCAATATCTCAATCTAATAATATAAAGAGAAGTTTGCTGGTTAAAGCAAGAAGCGCCAGAACACATTGTAAAAATGGACACGAATTTACGCCAGAAAATACTAGATATGTAAAAGGGCAACGCGGTAGAAGATGTGCCACTTGCGCTTATACCTCAAAACTTAATTCAAAACGCGGTTAATATCCTTTCGTAAATACGAGCGTGCATACTTTTGCGTGTATGATTTGTTTAACGAGGAAGGGAAAGATATGTCACTAGCAGATAAAATAGAAAGTGCGGTACAAGAACGCAGAAAGCCTAGTAACTTTTGTGCGTATCAGGCTATGTACGATGCACTAAGCCCAGAAAATAAAAAGGCTCTTGATAATGCGTGGGAAAAAGGTTACTCAACAAACATTATTTTAACTGCGTTGCGTTCAGAAGGCATTAAGTCCAGCAACGAGTCAATAAGAGCACATAGAAACGGCTTGTGTAAATGCAAGAACAAATAAAAGAAATTTTAGAACAACGCCAAATGCATCACGGCGATTTCTATTTTAATTTCTTAACCATAGGCAAAATATGGGGTGCTTTATTAGGTACGGAACCCATAGAACCCTACAAAGTTGGTTTAATGATGGACGCATTTAAAACCGTGCGTGCATTTAATAATCCACAACACGAAGATAACTGGTTAGACAAAGTTGGTTATACCCAACACGCACGCAGTTCTGCCTTCTATGATGTAGGAAAGAAAAAATGACACTTGAACAACGCTTTAGCAACCTGCCAGAAGGCATAGAGTCCGAAGATGTAAAAGAATTACGGCAAGCATTAGTTCGTATTCAAAAACAACTTAAAGATGCAAAGAACCGTACAGAAGAATTAGTTCAAGCGACTATTCAAAGTGCGCACGATGCCACTTTGGCTATGGGTCCAATTAAACCTGTTCCAGTACCTACTGCGGATAAACGTAAAAAAGGTAATGAAGTTGCTTTATGGCATTTAACTGATTGGCAAGGTGCTAAAAAAACAACTACTTATAACTCACAAGTTATGCGTAAACGTGTTATGGAGTTTGTAGATAAAGCACACCGTATTACAGAAGTACAAAGAGCAGACCACCCAGTTAAAGATGCAGTTGTATTGTTTGGCGGAGATATGGTTGAAGGTTTATTTAACTATCCTGCACAACTACACGAAGTAGATGCCACTTTATTTGAACAATATGTAACCGTATCTCGTTTAATTACCGACACTATTAGGCGTGCATTAACTATCTATGAAAATGTTTTAGTTGTCGCGGAATGGGGTAATCACGGACGCATTGGTAATAAAAGAGCAGATGTACCACGCAACGATAATATTGACCGTATGTGCTACGAATTGGCACGGCAGTTATTAGCAGATGAAAAGCGTTTAACTTGGCAAGATTGTCCAGATGATGTACAAAGAGTTGAAATTGGTGCTTATCGTGCTTTACTTATACACGGTGATGAAGTAGGCAGAAACGGATTTGCTTCACCTACTGCCATTGTTCAACACGCTAATCGTTGGCGGTCTGGTGCGTATCCGTGGGAGTTTAGAGATGTTTATGTGGGTCATTACCACACACACGCCTGTTGGCCAATGGCAAACGGATTAGGTTCTATTTATCAAACAGGTAGCACAGAAAGTGATAATAGATATGCCAGAGATTTACTGGCGGCAAGTGCTATTCCTAGTCAGCGTTTGCACTTTATTGACCCAGTTAGAGGCAGAGTTACTGCCGAATACAAAGTGTGGTTGGATTAAATCGGATTATCTAAAGTTGAATCAATTGCATCATCAATGGTGCGTGTGTGCTCTTTAGAACAAGAACCACACTCTTTGCACATTATTCTTCATCTTCAAAATCATCGCCATAATCAGCTGTAATTAGGCGCATATTAGATACATCAATTCCGCTTTGTTTGCATTGTTCCATTGCCTCTTTAAATGCAGATAGACAACGATTTGAAATATCATCAATCATGTCTGGGTAACCTGCTTCTGTTCCAATTTCCACAGTTAAACCACCACAACGAATTGCCACTTGTGAGTATGCAGGTTTTGGAAGAGGGGTATTAGCCATAGCAGAAGTATAGGCACGCCTTAGCGTGAGTTAGCAAAACCTTGTGCGTGTTGCGTGGAACGAACAAATGCCGACTCTAGCCTTTAAATGCCTATTTAAGCCACTTATGTACAAGTGCTATACCTGACTATGCAACGGCGTTTAAAGGTCGCTTAACGGCGTTATAGAGGCGTTAAAAACACCCTCTAAAACCCACTTCGGCGTGGTGTGATAGACTCCTCTCATAACTAAATAGTGGTTTTAGAAATCCAGAGAATCCGTTACCCGAGTAATCGGCAGTGGCACTCCCACAACTTCGGCTCAGGAAAGTAAATTACCCACACGAACCTAGACAACTAAATAGCAAGACAAGAACTCGGTGAAGGCATCGGCATAACGCGTACGCACCGCACCGCTCTGGCGAGTTTGAGTTTTGCTATTGACATATAGATGGAACGAATAAATGGCACACACGACAATTACCGTGGCATTTATTTACATGTAACCAGTAACAACACCAAAGTCCGTTACAAGCCAGCACAATCCGTTAGTCGCTATTAATTACGCTAACAGAATTTAGGCACAGTAACGGTATTCGGCAAGGTAAGCAATTAGCCGATGTAACACTTTTGGCAGAGTTATGACCCACAAAATAACGGAACGCACGCAACGGATAAGTCCTTGGACAATGTGACAAGAAAAGGCACCCACAGTAGTTGCTAATCAGCGCACTCCTAATAAAAGTGAAGGACTCAATGGTGAACTATCCATAGAAAGCGGTTTGGCAAACCGCCAGTAATACACACATTACAACAGAGTAATTGTCTAGGGACGCACAAATTCCGAAACCACGCTAACACTAAAAGTTAGTGTGGTCTTACGGCATTAGGCACGCCGTAACTGATGATGGAACGCCTTAACTGAAAGGGACAAACAAATGGCAATGACAAAAAACGACTACAAATTAATTGCTGCGGTAATTAGTTCAATTAGAGGCAGTAATACAGAGTGCGACCAAATAGCCGACTCATTAACTTGGCGGTTTATTGGCGCACTAGAAGCCGAGTACCCACGCTTTAATCGCAACACATTTAAAAATGCGTGTGGCTATCAAGAAATAAACGCATAAATAAACGCACTACAAATTGTCTGCAAATCGTAGGCAGTTTTTTAAGAAAGGGACAAATCAAATGGCACTAAATTGGGACATAACTAAATGCAATAAAATGCTAGAACTACAAAGCGATACAGAATGGCCAATAACTAACGCACTTATCTGGTTAACAATGGGCGTTGATTTAGGCGAAATCACCGAAAAAAACATTGGTGAGTTTTATGCCAGAGTTAAGTTATGGGAAGCGATACAAGGCGGCATGATTAAGGACGACAAATTAGATGATGTTTATTTATCATTTGAAGATGTTCGCAAACGCATTGGTTTAACAACTAATGTTTCAGATGTATCACGCACTAAATTCATTAACCGTGTAAAGCGTATGATGACCGAAAATCGTTTCGGTACAAGTAACCGATTAACACAAACAGAGATAGACGCTATTTTGGCAAACGCCAAATTAGTAGCAGAAAAGAAAATGAAAGGGGCTAACGCATAATGAGTAATACACGTAAATTCAATATAACTGTTCAATTAACTGGAAATGACGGTAACGCATTTGCAATTATGGCGGCAGTTAAGAAAGCAATCGTTGCGGCTGGCGCAACACCAGAACAAGTTAGTCAATACACAATGGACAGTATGAGTGGAGATTACGACAATCTTCTTCGTACTGCTATGGAATGGGTTGAGGTTCAATAATGGGAAATCTAATCCAATTACCAAGACAGTGCAGTTGCGTATCTGTTCCAGTAACAGATATTGAATCCGATTTGGCGTTTATATTGTTGGCGCCAGATATATTCGCTAGAGCAATTGCTTCTAAAAATATAGAAATGGCAATGAAAATAACAGACCAGTTAATTGAGAGTAGTAACGCTCTCGGTCTGTACACAATCCACAAATCACACTCATAGAAAGGGACACAATGAAAAGCGATTTGGAATGGGTATTAACTAGGTTGCATAGCATTCTTACTACTGATAAAAGCGAAGAAGATAAGTTACGCACAATCACCGAAGTAGTTAATGCGTGGGCGAACGAAATTAGTTTGCCACTTAATTAAAGGCGAAATAGCACTTGCGGAAGTAGGCAGTTTTTTAATTCCGCAAGTGCTATCTAGTGCTAAACGGCACTACTGATGAGCCTCATCAGATAAGAAGGGACAAAAAATGGAAGCACAAGCAGTACTTACACCAGAACAAATCGCAACAAATGTAGTAACAGAACTAACGCATGATGAACAAATCAAGGAAATTACACGGTTAATTACCGAACTTGATTATCAAAAGCAAAACTTGGATATTGCTCGCCAAGACAGAATGGAAAAAGCAAACAAGATAAATCAAATTCAGCGAGAAGTACGAACCGCCTTCAAAGATAAATTTGATGGTGATAAGAACACAACGGCTGATTTTGATATTGAAGAAGCCAATGAGTTACTAGAGTCAATTGGCGCAGATGCACTTACCTTCACTTACTCAGCCACAATCACAGTAACCGCAACAATTACTGGTATTGACGCTAGTAGCGAAAAGGAAGCAGAAGAAAAAGCACTTGAAGCGGTATCTCTTCAGTTTGATTCAAGTTCCGCAGGTGATGATGCGGAGATTGATGATGAAGAGTACGAAGTTTCAGATATTGAAGAAGAATAACCAACCACTAACAGAAAGAAGGCAAACAAATGAAAAATACAGATAGTTATGTGGTCTGCTCACCAGGCGGTCACTATCACGATTACGCCAAATTAAATGGTTTAATCAAATCTCATCAACACGCCGTTATTAGATTTTCTAAATTTAATAAATGGTATAACGAGGCACGATTTGCAAATTCAAATATAAAAGTAGCAGCAATACTGCCACCACCAGCATTCGTTGGCGATACTTACGCAATTGCGCAAAATATCGCTAACGAGTTAAACGAACAACTAACAATGGAAGGGATAAGCAAATAATGGCTCATAATCTGGAGCAATTTGAAGATGGCACAACTGCTTTCTTCACCGCCAGAGAAGTAGCGTGGCATAAACTTGGCACAGTTACTTCTGGCGCACTCACCGCACAAGATGCACTTAAAACTGCATTTCTTGATTGGCAAGTTATCAAATCAGAGGACCCAGTTTCAACAATGGTTCCGATGTTTGATAATGGCAACGCAATGCAAAGTAACTCAATGGAAGAAATCGTGTTTAAGGATAAGTTTATGACTTATCGTTATCACCCAAAGACTTTCAAGGCAGAAGCACTTGGAGTTGTTGGCAATCGGTATACACCAGTACAAAATCTGGAGGCATTTGAGTTTCTAAACAATGTCGCAGATGAGTCTGGCGCCGTATTTGAAACTGCTGGTTCTATTGATAATGGTCGTAAAGTATTTATGACTATGAAAATGCCAGATACATTACAAATTGGCGGAATAGACTCCGTTGATTTATACCTAATGGCTTGGAACACACATGATGGCACATCTTCATTTAGTGTGATGGTTACACCTATTCGGGTGGTCTGCCAAAACACTTTAACTGCCGCTATTAACTCAGCAAAGTCCACTTATATCTTGCGACATACTCCAAAGGTAAATGGCAAGATACAAGCGGCACGCGAAACACTAGGTATTACTTTCAAGTATGCCGAAGAGTTTGAGAAGAAAGCGGAACTACTACTTAGCCAGAAAATGACCGATAAGGAATTTTTCTCTTTAGTAGAAAATGTATTTCCAATTGACGAGGACACACCACGCGCCAGAACTTTGGCAGAAACGGCTCGTGGAACTCTTGCTGGTCTTTGGAGAGCACCAACACAAATCAACATAGCCCAAACAAAATGGGCGGCATATAACGCATTTGCGGAGTATGCGGATTGGGCTAAGCCAGTTAGAGACAAAAATCCTGAAACCGCAAGGGCTATCAGAATTGTTACTGGCGCAGGAGATAACTTCAAGAACTCAATTCTTGAACTTCTATAAGGCTAAATAAGTAAATAAACGCAGGTTGCGTATCGTCTAATAGGCACAACAGATGATACGCGACTTGCGTTTTTTGCTACTGGACAAATCACTTATCTCAACTAACATATGAAGTGGAGGCAACCCAATGATAAGTAATCTATTCGGCGTTTTATTTTCTATATTAATGGCAGTAATTGTTTTATTAACCATCAAATATAACGACAATCCAACAAAACTAACTATTCGTGGTAAGCGAATTGTATTTGTACTGGCGTTATTTGGTGGTTTCTTTATTTACCAATTCGCAATTCATTTTTACTGGACTTGCGATACAACAGGGTGCCAAATTACATGGATTTAGGCATTTGTTTAATACAGGCTTCTGCACAAATCGTGCAGGATAAATAACGGAAGGCAATATATGAGCAAAGCAACAGTAAAAGCAGTGGTATCTATTGAGGTTCCACTTCCAAAATCAACCGTTGAAAAACAAAAAACGGCTGAAGTAAATGCTGAAGTAAAAGAAAGGGCAGAAGAACTACTAATTGATGCTCTTACTTTGGCAAATCTTCAACCAGCAATTCTTCGTATCCGTATTGCTCGTCAGGGTAAGGAAGAATAAATGGCAATAGAAGGCGACAAAGCACAAATTTGGATTGAAGAGTTATTTGTTATGGCAAGTATCGCTAATAATCCAATTCTGCGTGAGGTAGCGGACGCTATTGAAGAAGGCGTTACCACAGGCAGACTTTATTTTAATCAACTAGAAGAAGGGATAGGTAATGAGCAATCAAACATCAGCGTTGGCGGTAAGTAATGACCAAGAAATGTGGGACGAAAAACAATTAGCGGCTCTCAAACAACTTGGTCTTACTAACGCACCAAAGGGAGATTTAGCAGTCTTTCTTCATTACGCACAACGCACAGGGCTAGACCCATTTGCCAGACAGTTATACATGATAGAGAGAGGTGGTAAGTACACAATCCAAGCAAGTATTGATGGGTTGCGTATCGTGGCACAACGCTCTGGCAAATATGCAGGACAAGTTGGACCTTATTGGTGTGGCGAAGATGGTGAATGGACAGATGTATGGCTAGAAAGTACACCACCAGTTGCCGCCAAAGTAGGAGTATGGGCGGAAGGTTTCAAAGAACCTGCGTGGGGAATTGCAAAATTCTCTAGTTATTGTCCGTTAGGACGAGATGGAACACCAATGGGACTATGGAAGAAAATGCCAGACACGATGGTCGCTAAATGCGCAGAAGCATTAGCACTTCGTAAGGCATTTCCAAATGACTTATCAGGTATCTATTCAGCAGAAGAAATGGAACAGGCAAGTGGTTCTACTCCAGCAATTCCAGCCGTAGTAGATATATCTACCGAAGCACCAAAACCAGTAGATACACCGCACTTGATTATTCAATATCAAGATACTGCACACACCATCAAATCACTAGAAAGTTTGGAAGAGTTAAGAAAGATATTTAACGATTTCAAAAACAGTTTGGATAATGAATTTCCAGACCGCAACACTAATCAAGTAACCACTCTTCGAGCAGAAATTATGGAGAGAAGAGCAACACTAGAAAGCGAAAAGGTGAATGGATAATTCAAGTTTCCTTATGGAACTTGATTTTAGTACCGAACTTACACCTGCGGAGCGTTTTGCACAGTTTCACGCAAACAATCCGCAGGTGTACTCGGCGCTAAAGTCTATGACTGCCGAGTTAGTTAATCGTGGTAGGCGCAAGATTGGCATAAAAATGCTATTTGAAGTATTGCGCTGGAATTACTATATGGAAACTGATGACCCTAACTCAGACTTCAAGATAAATAACAATTATGCACCGTATTACGCACGGTTAATAATTGATGAAAACCCACAATGGGGAGATGTATTTGAACTACGAACAATAAGGAGTAATTAATGAATACAACAAATCACGGCACACCAGAATGGCTAAACCTTGTTCAACAATTAGGTGGACACGCAAAAGTTACAACTTCAAGTGTAACAATTAAGCACAAACAACCAGAAGATAACACTTCCTTAATCTCTGTACCGGTAGATAAATTGTTTGAACTATATGGCAATTTAATATTGGCTGGTTTTGATAAAGATGAAGCAATCCTTATCGTGGTTGGTATAGCGCAAAATGCCAGAACTAACTAAAAGCGAACCAATTCGTTGTTGGTATTGCGCAAATTGGAAACCAAACCACATAGACCAATGCACCGTTTGTGGTAATACAGGAGAAAGGAAGTTAAATGGTAACTCCACAGGCAATAGAGAATAGGTTGGCAACACTCAGTCGCGAGGTTGATGAAGCCCACGAATTTCTTGAAAGAGCAGAACACTCATATCACAAGGCAAAGACAGATTACGAAATTGAAATGGCACATTCTCGTATGAAGTTATCTACCGAAAAAATGCGTGTTCAAGATATTCAAGATTGCGCTTTAATGAATTGCCAAGAGCAATTCAAAGCGTTAAATGCGGCAGAAGCACTTGTGAAAGCCGCCAGAGGTAACTCAATGCGTATCCGCACACAAGTAGATATTGCACGCTCTATCGGAACTTCCGTTAGGGCTTCATTAGAAATGTAGAAAGGGACAAAATGAAGGTAGGCGTAATAAGAACCATCATTCAACATATGTCAGATGATGAGCATATTGCTTGCGTTTGGCTAGATAGAGATGATGCAAATTCATATTGCGAACAAGAAGATAAAGAACCACTAACAGATACAGAATGGGAAGAAGTGGCACTTAAATTCAGTCGCAATGAATCAATAGACCAGTACGCAACGGATAGTTTCCGCGATTATATGCAAGATGTACTAGATGAAAGGGACAAAAAATGAAATACAAATTAATTGCACTTGTGGGGTTGGCACTTGTTTTTTCCATAAACACACCTGCACTTGCTAATAATTGTGATGAAAGTTGTTATTCGTACTATGACCAACAAACGCATAAAACTATACAAATACCACTTATAAAAGAAGACCAAGAAGCGCACGCCACTTGGTATCAATCTACTGTTGGAATACCAGTATGGAACGCACCTTTGATGGGAGATGGTTCTAAACCTATTCCGCCAGAAGGTCCGTGGGTTACTTCAGATATGTTGCCAAAACAACCTATTCCGCATAAATCTATTGCGCAATATAAAGAAACGCAAACACCACAATTTCAGCCAGTTGAAAAGATTGTAATTGTGGAAAAACCTATTACAAAAGTAGTTATTGATAGTCCAATTATTAATACTACAACAACCGTTAATAACTCAACTACAATCAATTATTACGCCAAAATAATGGCGGAATACCAAAGATGGTTAGATGAACTTAACAAATGGTTTTATCTAACATTTGGATACAAGTTAGGGGGCAATAAGTGAAGATAGACGAAATACTTATCAAGGCACTTACCGCTTACGATGCAACACGAGAAAGGTCACTTCAAAAAGAGGTTGGCGTATCTCAGGTTGGCGGTTGTAGGAAGCAAGTATGGTTACAACTACAAGGTACAGTTAAAGAAAATACAACTCTTAAACTACCTTCATTAATGGGAACTGCTATCCATAAAATGATAGAAGAAGCACTCACTAGTGATAATGAACTTAACTGGAGCAATTACCAGTTAGAAAGAGAAGTTGAATGGGACGGTTTGAAGGGTCATATAGATTTATTCATTCCCGATATTGGCGCAGTTGTAGATTGGAAAACTACAAAGTTAAAAAATATGGATTATTTTCCTAGTAAACAACAACGCTGGCAGGTACAACTCTATGGTTATTTATTAGAAATGAATGGAGAGAAACCTAAAACTGTAACACTTGTAGCAATTCCGCGTGATGGTGACGAAAGACAAATCAAAATACACACGGAAGAATACAATCGGGAAATATGCGTGGAAGCACTTACTTGGTTAGATGAAGTAAAGGCAATGAAAGAACCACCAGCACCCGAAAGATTTGCTGCTCAATTCTGCCAACACTATTGCTCATATTATGGAACTGCGTGTAGTGGCAAGGGAAAAGATATTCCGCTAGACCCAATTACAGATGAAGTAATTATCCAAGCGGTTAAACAATATCTGCAACTTTCTTCTGAGATTAAAGAGAAAGAAACCGCCAGAGATGGCGTCAAAGCGGCACTAGAAAATATCAATGGGGTTATACCTGACGGCACAAAAGTTGCTTGGTCACAAGTCGCAGGTCGTAGCAGTATTGATGAAGAAGCCGTCAAATTGGCTATGGGTGAAGTGCCAAAGAAAGTTGGAGAACCTTCTATGAGATTAACGGTCAAATAATGACACAAAAACTTATTCAAGTTATTTGTTTTCATTGCGCTAAAAAATACTTAATTCCAGAAAAGGAAATAAGAGTTGCAAATTACTGTTGGGAGTGCAAATAATGGCGTGGATAAAGATTGACGACAGTTTTCCCGACCACCCAAAGGTAATTGGTTTATCTGATAAAGCCTTCCGCATACATATTGAAGGGTTATGTTATAGCGGTAGGTTTCTTACAGATGGATTAATACCAATGGGAGTTGCCGCACGATTTGCTAACGAAAATATGGCACTTCTAACGGAACTTACAACGATTGAATTATGGCGTAAAGATGTTGCTAATAATGGTTTTCGTATTCACGATTACTTAGCACACCAAACTTCTAAACAACAAGTAGAAGAAAAACGCCAGAACCTAAGAGAAAGGCAAAAGCGTTACCGAGAGAAACACGCACAAACCGAAGAACCATCTATTGATGATGGTTGGGATAACGCGTTAATAACAGAGCCAGAATACAGAACACAGAATACAGAATACATAAAACAGAATACAGATATACAACTACCTTCCCCAAGAGTTAAAACTGCGGCATTAGCCGTAAGTAATATCTCAAACAAACTTGCAGAAGCAAGAGCCAATGGAATAAATGCGTGGAACTTATCTAAGTTAGTGGAAGAGGAATGGGATAAGTTACATAACGCAAATGATATTGGCGGTTGTATAGCACTTACTGCTTGGTATGTAGCAGAACTACAAACTCGGCAATTAAGTAGTACCGAGATAGGCAGAATAGGTCAAATGACTAAACGGTTTGGGCGTATTGCTTTATTAGCCATTGATGAAGCGGCGAGTAAAGATTTAACCGATTTAGTAAGTTACGCATACCGCGTGGCGCAAAATATGTATAAAGAAAGGCAAGGCAAATGAACGAAAATAACGAACCACAGACGATTACAGACTCGCAACTCTCTGACCCTAAGTGTGTGATATGTGATGACCCAGCAACCCACCAGAAACTAGGCAAAGGGGTTTGTACCTATCACTGGGAACTATCTAATGACCATAAGCGAGGAAGATAAAGTGGTGGACTCATTAGAGTGGTTAAAAAATAAAGTGGCGGCTGATTTAGGCGTTACTACTAAAACCGTTAAAGATAGTCAAAAGATTAATAACTATATTAACGATTATGCAAAAGGCATTATTTGGGACTACCAAGATTTGCTAAAAGTTTTGCAAGAAAA